CGGATACCGCGCAGAGTATCTTATCCTTGATGGGCGTTAGCATTTCCACCATCATCTTTTTCTGCTCCCGCGGGCGGATATAATCCTCAAAGGGGCTTCCCACCGCGTTCCGGGTATTGTTGTTGATGAGATCGCCGCCAAGGATGAGATAAGCGTCCTCCCGCTCTACCCGGCGGCAGAATGCTTGCCAGCCCTCTTTATCATGTAGGATGCTGCCCAAATGCACATCAGATACCGGATATACCTTGATGGTGTCGCTCTGCGGGATTTTGCGGACTATTAAATCCATAGGTATCCCCTCCTTTATGGCATAAAGAAAGAGAGCGCCTTTCGGTACTCTCTGACTGCTTTTTGGTAAGGCAGACTATTGCGAACTTGCGGTCTGCCAGCGCGGCACCTTTTTTACGAAGGTCATGTATCTTCGGCCGATGGGATAACGGGGCATCGGCGACACCGTAAAAAGGAGGTAAAACATGAAGGTGGAGCACCCGATAGGGATTGAACCTATAACCCGCTGCTTACAAGGCAGCCGCTCTACCATTGAGCTACGGGAGCAGATTGCCGGGATTAGGGGCCCGGCTCCCCACCAGGAGGAATGTCAAGGGAATTTTGTGTTTTACCACACTATCAGTATACACTGTATATGCGTCTTATTTCTGCCATGTTTCTGCCATCTTTACAGCTCCGTCAACCCATACCGGCAAAGGGCGTATCTCATCAGTGCTTCGTCCTTATCCCGGTACACCTCTCGTTCACTCTCATTGAACTCCTGGCAAAGCCGCTGTATGTAGCCGTATTCCCGGCGGATGTAGAACAACTCAAGGATGCGCCGCTGCTTTCCCGTCAGGCAGGCCAGTCCTTTCTCCACTTGGGAAGTCTGCCACTTGACTACCGCAAGGTTTGCCGAGAGCGCATCCCGGCGGGAGATTGCGTTAATCAAATGATCTTCTCGGCCGCAGCCACCGCCCTTTACTGGTGTAGCATCGCTGGTAGCGGACCGAATGCCGTCCATCTGCTCATTGTAGCGGCGGATTTCTTCCGGCAGGCTTTCCAACGACCGGAGCTTATAGCTATGGCACTTCAGCTCGTCAATGCAGATGCGCTTGTAGTCAATCATGTTTCTCCCTCCTCCGGCGGTTCCTTTTCCGCCCGCCTTTCTCCATAGCTGCAGAAATCGTCCTCGTGCATCTGCGCACAAAGTATATTCGGCTGCCCCGGCGTGCCATCTCTGTACTTGCAGTCCTTACATCTCTCCACCGGCACAAGGTCGGTAGGGAGTACAGGATTCACTTCTTTTCCTTCTGCGATACATGTCAATGCTGCAAGAATACGGTCGCCATGATAATAACTATGTCCTGCAATAACTCTGTAAATATCGTGAAGTGATACTGCCTCAGCACATGGCATATCTGCCAGCACTCGTTTTGCGTCTGCCATTGTAGCATTTGGTTCAGTTACTTCCAATTCGGTCAACTTGGCAATTGCCGTTTCTCGCTTAATATATTCGTCCATTGTCAACGCTCCTTTTCGTCCATCTTTGCACCGCAGTTGGGGCAGTACGGCTTCTCTTGGTTTTGAGCTATGCCACCAACCCCGTTATGCTTTCCGCAATGCGAACAATAGCATCTACGACGATTATATGGGCCGTCAAATCGGACTATCCACTTGCCATACACCACCGGGGCTACATCAGCTGCTGGCAGTTCTTTAATAGCATGTCCGATATTCCACGCCACAGAGTCACCGGCATAGTTTAGGATTCGCAGTTGTTCTCGGTATTCTTCTTCGCAAATTGCAAGTGCGGCTTCCCGCTTAATATATTCATCCATTGTCAGCACCTTCTTTTCTCTCGCCGTAGCTGCAGAAATCCTCCGGCGCAATCTCCATATCATTAACATGACAAATCAAGAAGCCGTTGGAATTAACCGTTGCATTTACAAGATATTTGCAGCCCTTGCACCGCACTACCGGTGCAGCATCAACAGTAGGAGCGTTTTTAAGATTCTCAAGAGCATCCTCCCATCCTCGCTCGTATGCGTCATCAAGATTATCCGTCTGGTAATTCCGGTACTCTTTTGGCAAGACGGGCGTACTCATGGCGGATTCTGCGTCAATCAACCGCATCGTTGTCACCTCCGTACTTCATGTCCATTTTTACGCCGCAGTGCGGGCAATAATCCGTCTTTGCATCGAACCCTATCTCACATGCGGAGCAATACTGAATATCGCCCGCAGCTTCGCTGTGGAAAGGCATCCACCGCCCATGCACTACCGGTGTAACATCAGCGGCAGGGAATTGTTCAATAATGGCATATACCCCGTCTGCAAATACTCTTTCGATAAAGCTGTTTTCGCCCAACTTCAGCCGCTTAAATTCGGCTATCAGTGCTTCCCGGTCAATGTATTTAGACACTTTCTTCACCTTCTTTCCTTATCCCATATGCACAATAAAAATCATCCGGCACTGTAATGTCAACGCAAACCCCATGCGAGCAACACAGTCCGCCTATATCCTCCCAGCTGTGCTTGCATTCCTTACAACGCACCACCGGGGCGACATCAGCGGTCTGGAAACAATCTACCTCATCGAGCATATCGTCAACCCAACAGGCACGACACCAGCATCCGTTGTGGTCTTTTCCCTCCGCCTTACACGGCTTACAATAACGCTCCTCGACGCTTTTCTTAAACGCTTCCCTGTCTATGTATTCAGCCATCGTTTTCTCCTCCTTCCGGCAGCACCACCAGCCGACCGTCCTTGTCTGCCTCTGCCAGCTCCCGCAGGCGGTCGATGCCGCCACACTCTCCGACGATAGTGCAAAGGTCGCTCCAGTCTTTAACCCGCGCAGACACTTCTTCCGGCGTCCGCCCCGTGTCCTCGTAGGCGGCGAGCGCGCTGTAGAGCTGCCGAATGATTTGCCGCAGTGCAGCCTTCGATACGCTGTTCAGCACCGGACCGTTCAGAACCAGGTCGAGCAGCTTCGGCTTCATGCATTCAAGGACGGAGCGCGGGCCGAGATACCGGTCCATGCTCTCGTCCACTCTGACCTCTTCATTCGTTAGTCGTTCCATCATTCTACCTCCTGTCCCAGTTTAACTTCTCTACCGTTTTTGGTAGACGCCATATCGCACAGGTACTTAATATCCTGTTCATCAAGCCCTAATATATCAAGCTCCCCATCGCTGTTAATGCCTTCCTTTAACAACACGATATCCCCTAAAATCGGGTTCCCATGATAGTTCGTCCCGTAAAGGAAACTGCCGAACATGTTCATCGGTAGGTTAAGAAGCACCCCTTCTTCGTTGACTATCATGCAGTACGGGCGCTCCAAGCACACAGGGCGGACGACCTCAATCCACCCTCCAACAGCCTCACCGATGCTCTTGTGTGCAGGCTTGGAAAACTCCTGCACCCGCATCTCGTCCTTTGTTGTGATTACAATTCCTTTCATTGCTCTACCTCCTAACATCCAGTCCCAACGCCATAATCGGGATTATTGGCAATCTTTGCAATTTCGTCTGCGGTCAGCGTATGATTGCTTGCAGTATATGTAACGGGCCCTTTGCACCTGTTCTGACACGCCAAGCACTCACAACGGTTACAGTTACTTGTTGTATTCTGACGGAATGGGCAGCGATAATTAAAGCAGTCCATCACTCTACCTCCTGCATCCAGAACTCGCGACGACAATCTATGCACATCTTTGCTGGATCCTTACACTCTCCGTCACTATCTCTGTGAGCAGCAGAAATAACCATCGGACAAATCTGGAGTGCCCCGAACGCATCAATGATTGTCTCCGGATATTGCTCCAGAAACACGCTCTGCCGCGTCTTGCGGGGATGCGCAGCAGACCATTTCTCGACGACCTTAACCGCGATTACCGGGTCATAGTCGTCCTCCAGCCCAATGCCGGGCGTTGCCGCGCCGCTCTCGTACATCCTGTTTCGCTCTTGTAAAAACTTCACAGCGTCCATTCAGCACCTCCAAAATTCTCAAGATAATATTGCTTGCAGTCCTGCCAACCATTGTAATAGGCTGCCTGCTCCCGGCGTTCCTGCTCCTCTGCGGTGATCTCCGCCTGGGCAACTTCATCCAAATGGTTCCGCCTTTCGGCCGAAATAGCCGATAGCACCATTATGCAGAAAGCAGCTAAGATTATCGCAACTGCCGCTGCCGTCCAGTTCCTCATAGCGAATCCCTCCTAAATCCGAAGAATGTCTTTATTTGCGGCAGGGTCTCCAGCCTGTGGCCATCTACCGTTACTAAGGCGGCATAGCCCTGACCTATCCAGCCACGGTGCCAAATCCCCCGGGCTTCGTAGTAGTCAACGCTCTCCCGTCGCTCTGTGGTTTTGCCGCAAACCCTTATCTCGATGTCGATTTTCCCATCCCGGCGCTTTATCCAATTCTTAGGGCGCTTATACTTACCGGATGCCGCCGCATCCTTGTAGCATTGTTTGGAGCAGTACTTTTGTCCCGGCTGGCCGAAATAGTCCTTCCCGCAGTATTCGCATTTCTTTGGCTCAGCTTTTTTCATACTGCTTTTGCGGGCCCGAATGCTGTCCATGGCCTTTTGGCAGTCTTTGCAATACAACTGCCGTGGGCTGGTGCTGCCTATCGGCCCTCCGCATCTCTTACATGGCCGGTTTGAGTCTCTCTTGATTCCATAGCGAGACAATATTTTGGCCACAGAGCCGTAATCAAGATCGAGAATTAAGGAAATCTCCCTGTTGGTCTTGCCCTCCCGCACCAGCTTCTCCAGGAACTCCGGGTCGTTTGAATTAGAACAGCCGATTTTGGCGTTAGGAGACGCTTTATCGTATGACATCATAACTCACCACCTTTTTCTGCTCGGCCATCTCTGCGCGCATTTTTATGGCTTTGGTGATAGCGTTCCAGCGCTTGATAAATTCCTCGGCACTTTGTCCCTCAAAAAGCGGCTTCTCCCGCTCTACATCCTTCTGCCCCATCAGGGTACCTCCTTTGATAGTCCTTCTTCGCAAATATCCACTATGTGCTGGCACAGTGCTGCCGGAATAACGCTTCTTTCCTTGCTACCCTTTAGCCCCTGTGTGCCAGTTTTGCTGCCCCTTGGTGCCTTTTCATGACAGGGATCCCCATTCTTGCACATCGGTTTGAACTTGGGATCAGGATGGTTTGTCCAGATGTCAGTAGGCTTCATCCTGGTGTCACCATACTGGCAATATGTCACCGTGTACCTGTGCAGTCCTTGCATCCATGACATCTTCCGCATCCCGCCCCTTGGATTTTCGATGAACCAAAACCTTGGCTTAAGGTCCTTGATCAGTTGTAATACATGCTGATCTACCATATCGCAAAATTTTGCATAGTCACTGACAGGGTCAAGGTTTCCTGTTACAGGATTTTTTCTCCGGTGATGGCTTATAGCGGCAATGCTGAATGTGGAACAGTCCGGACTTGCCCAAATCACATCTGGGCGTCCAAAACGATTCAGAATTTCATCCGTCGTGACTGTTAAGATATCTGCATAAAGATCGATGTTTTCAAAATTCTTATCCCATTCCACAGAAAACACTTGATGCCCTCTGTTTTCAAACGCTTTCCCTATACTCCGCGTTCCGGCAAACAATTCAAGTACTTTCATCCGTTACCTCCTCTATTTCAATTTCTGTTCTTGGGTTTTTGGGGTCGTATGCCCCACGCAGCCGCAGCTCGACATGGTCAAAGCTGTCGTCTGCGATAACGCCCCGGTGTACCAGCCCGTCCATCAGCATCTTGCCGTTGTAGTTATCCGGGTCATGTCGGTGCCGGGTGGGGAAGTAGTAAGTGATGGTCACCACCGCCTTGCCCATTGGTTTGCACTTGGGGCAGTATGCCACAAACAGCTGAAGCCAGCGCTGCTTTTCCGCTCGGTAGTCCCAGGCGTTCGCCCGCCCGGCGTACTTGTTCAGCGACGGGGGGATTTCGGGGATTATGATTTTCACGCATTCTCCTCCATCATCCGCTCCGCCAGCGCTATGTCATAGCTGGGCAGCTGCTTTACCTCTGCCATCCCTGCCAGCTTTGCCCGGATATCCGCAGGAAGGGCTTGCATTTTGCGCTCGCTCTCCTGCCTTGCCCGGTAGCTGCGCATAAAGTTGGACTGCACCACGCTCTGCACTGTGCCGGTGTCCATGCTGGCCCATTCCCGCAGCTGGGAGGGGTGTCCTACCAACCGTTGTAGGTTCTCCGGCAGGGCTGCAAACTCTTTCTCGCTGTTGTAGCCGCTGTTCCGCAGGGCCTTTGCAATCAGCGCCCATGCTTCCCCCTCGGAGAGTTCCGCCGGTCTGTTGATCTCACCAATAGCGGCTATGATAGCCCCAATGTGCGGTGGGAACCCCTTGCGATCACTGGCAATGTGGGTCTTAACCGCCGCCGCTACAAGGTCAGCAGGGTAGTCTGCCAGCATCTCCGCCCACAGGTTCACCACCGCTTCGGCATCCTGCCGTTTCATGTACCGGTAGTACGCTGGATAAGCGGCCTTGAGGATGGACATAACAGCCAATGTTTCAGTACGGTTCATGTTGTCCCTCCTCCTGCAGCATCTGCAAAAATACATTGTCGGTCCCACCAGCAGACTTGTCGCCTTTCAACGGGTAAACATCCTGCCAGCAGCGCTTAACGCTCTGATCGAGAATAAGTCCCTTGGTGTGGTTGTCCCCCGGTGCCAGCCGTTCCAGCTCATTCAGGATCATCTTTGCGGCCCGATCAGTGAGGGGCTTTTTGATTTTCTTGCGCATTTCACAAAAGCCGTTCCAGTTCTCCATCAAGGCTTCCGGGACATCCACACGCCCCCTTGTGGGGGTAGGGGGGGTATTATTCCCGGAGGGAATATTTTCTTTGTCTTTGTCATTGTCTTTGTCTTTGTCTTTGTCTTGGCTTTTCTGGGTTTTTGAAAAACCCGCTGGGTTTTTTAGGTTCCCTTGGGTTTTCTTCGGCCTACCGCCCTTGGAACCGTTTTCCCTGCTTGTTTTGGCTCTTCCTTCGCATTCAGCAGCCATCCGGTCTATTTGCAACTTTGCTACCGGCCATATAAAACGCTCGTTTCCCCGGAAATCGGGGGCTGCGCCCGTCTCTGCATATTTCAGCATAGCCGTGAACAGCCGCCCTCTCTCCGCATCTCCGAGTTCCTCCATGGCATCTGCAAAGTCTGTAAAGACTTTAAGGTACTTCATGGGTTGTCCTCCTGTCGCTTTTTACTGGGAAGCGTAACCCTCAATTAAAAGGGAGGTCGTTCTCGCCATCGACTTCTTCAAATCCGCCCTGCTCGCTCTCTGCGGGCTTTTCCTCGGCCTTGCCGGTAGATTTGCTGCCGCCGAACAGAACCTCCTCTGCGATGATTTCTGTGGCTGTGCGCTTATTGCCGTTCTTGTCCTCGTAGGTGCGAACTTCGATGCGCCCCACAATGGTGATAAGGTCGCCCTTGCCGAACCACTGGTTCACGAATTCGGCGGTCTTGCCCCATGCTACGATGGGGATGAAGTCAGTCTTTTCTCTGTCACGGTTGCGGTCTACGGCGATGGTAAAGCCGCATACGCTCTTGCCGTTCTGGGTCTGCTTCAGTTCGGGGGCCTTGGTCAGCCGCCCATTAAGGATCGCTTTGTTCAGCATTCTGTTTCCTCCAAATAGTTTGTGTAGAATTCCTCCCGGAACATCGGGATTGTAAAATCGTAGTTGTCGATACAGGCTTGCTCGCCCAGCCGGTGCAGCCAGTCCATCACCTCGACACAGCCGTGTGCGTGTGTCAGGTGGCATGGCGTGTGGCACAGGGAAACCCAAAGCCCCATGCGCTTGCTTTTGCTCCGCATGGCGTTGCCGAAGATTTCGTGCCGGTCGAGCTTTACGCCGGAGCGCTGGCACAAAAAGCACTTAGATGTGTCGGCCTGTACGATGCTCGGAGCGTATCCGTTTCGGTCAAGCTCTGCGCCCCATTCGTTTTTCATTTGCCCCATTCCTCCTTCAGCAAGGCCAGCTCGGCCGGTGTGGCAACATCTATCCCTTGCTCTTTGCAGTCTGCGATGACGGCATCCAGCAGCCGGGACATCTGTTTGGTGTTGTAGGTGCTGCTGCCGTAGTACAGCCGGATCACCAGATGGTCACCGTCTGGCTCGTAGTCTACCTGTTCTGTTACCCAGCCAGTACCGAGCATTTCCCACGCTGTCCGGACGGTCTTTGCGGCTTCCGGCTCGATATTGTGCACATCCTTCCAGATGCCGACCTCCTTAATGTACTTCCGGTACAGCTCCTCCTTAGTCAGCGGGGCCGCCTGGGTGGAGAGGGTAAAGGCCAGATCATCAAGGAGCGCCCACAGGTACGAGTTGGCCGAAAGGCTCCTGCGCTCGTGGTGCTCCTTTAGTTCGGCGGCGTACATCTTGCCTGGCTTCATCTCATCAAGGAAAGCCTGTGCGGCTGCGGCATCTTTGGTATACAGGGTGATGCCGTAGCCGTTCCGGTCTCTTGTCCAGTCGGCAGAATCAAACCGGAGCCTTGTTTTCATTCCTCTTTTCGGCCTCCTTTGCGGCTTTCATACACGGACCGCACAAATGCCGTCCGAACATTTTCTCGGTGTATGGGACAATCTCCCGGACATACCATGTAGACCCGTCTCGTTTGGTGATTGGGACAATCTGTTTCCCGCAGTCAGCGCAGATTTCCGTGATGTCCTCTCCGGAATCGCCCGGGTGACCAAAGCTAAATACGATGTTGCCGTATTTGTCTATGACCGTCAGATATGTAATCTGTTCGCCGTGTACTTCCATCTCCTCTACCGTGAACCGCGCAAACTTGTCATTGCTATCTGCAGGCTCATATTTTCCGTTGGCGTTCTTTTGAGTCCTCATCGGGACAACAATGTTGATTTTGGTGTAGAGTTCGCGACCGATCCCCCAATTAAAGCAGGCGCGCTTAAAGCTGTCGGAGCTTTCGCCCTTTTCCTTTTCGGTGTAGCTTTCGGTTCCGCAGTCAGCTTTCCATGCCCACCCGTCATCCGTTTTGATACCGACACGGCAGAAAAGGTTCCCCTTGCATTCGTAATGCTCCCGCTGCCAGTTTTCAGCGCCAACCGTCTCGTCCAGAATGCGCATGTCGCATCGCGCGTCCTTGTAGCAGAGGAGCACAGCCCCTCTCGAAGTATAGCGGTCAACCCGCAGGTCAACCTCGTCCGCTCGCAGCGGTCTGAATTTAACCATGTTATCCTCCTTATTCAAAGTACCTGTCAGCATCCGCATCGCTGGCGTCAAACCGCTTAACACAGTTTTCACAGCCAATGACCATGCCGTCCTTAATGTAAATGGTCTCGTTGATCTCGCAGCCGCACTCCGGGCAGATGTGCGGCTTATCATCGTAGTTATCCACCCAGCTCGGGATGGGCCTATCCGGGATATCGTATGGGTTCATGCTTCCACAACCTCCCCGTTTTTCAACTTGACATTTCTCCCAGAATCTTGTATATTGGTGGTGCTTAATCTACCTTTGCCCTCATTGGCTTTTGCGGAGCCGGTGGGGGCTTTTCTATGCCTGTATTCCTCCTGCTGGCGGCGGATACAGCGCAGAACCCATGCTGTGAAGTTGCAGTAACCCATTTCGATAAGCTGCTGACGGAACTCCGCCATATTCACATAACCCAAAGGAATACGCACAGACAGCTTATAGTTTGCTTCCCGCTTCCTGCCGGGATTGCCCGCTATCAGCGCTTCCGCTTCGGAAGTCCGCCGAATTCCGTAATAGCCCGGCTTCTTGCACATGCTGTCCAGCGGCTTGGTGTAACCGGGGAACTTCTCCCGGATAATTGCTATCCTCTCGTTCTGCTCCATGGCCTTACCTCACCAGCAGCAGGATAGCCGATGCTGCGAAGATGGCTCCCATTCCGAGGACTACGGCCAAGGCTTCCTGCAGCCACTCCTTTTTACTCATCTTCCTGTACCTCCTTTTGCGGAAGCTCCGGCAGGAATGCCCACCACTGGACCTCGATAGCGGTCTCCACATGATCTCCGCTGACATTGAACATCTGATGCTTTGTGCTGAATGGCAAGGTAGCGTATCTTCCCTGATTTGTCTGGCACAGGTAATGCCCGTCCTTGCTGGGTACGATCTCATCCGAGTTAAACCACCGGATAAAGGTGTTTGTTGTTGCTTCCATGTTGTTCCTCCTTAACTTAACCATCTTGCGAGGCTTGCTGCCGAAATGAAGTAGTTGCCTCGCTTGCTTGTTCTCTTTAGCGGAATGTCGCTCGACATCAGTTGCCGATAGCCCATCCCTGTGTACTGTGCTACATCATTGAGCGATAGCACATCCTTGCCCGGAAACCTCGTCATGACTGCTTCGAGGTTGTCCCTGTAGCTCTCCTTTTCTCTTGGCATTTGTTCCTCCTTTGTGGTATCCTCTCATTGGAGAGGAGGTGATTTGATGTTGACCAAAGCCGAAAAACGCGCTCTCCGAAAGCTGCGCTATCGCAGCACCATTACAATGTCGGAAGAAAAGTTTGCAAAGATTGCGGCTTCCGGATTGTTCTACCCCGTGCTAAAGCCCGGCCAGTACTGGTGGGGTGGCGGCGGTTCTGTTAAGGTTCGCCTGACCGATGCAGGGGAACAATCGTTAAGAGAATACCGTGCTTGGTGGTGGAAGGCGTTCTTCAAGGGTGTTTTCGCCGTCATATCCGCAGCGGCAGCAATCGTAACAATCTTCAATTCCGTTAGCGGGTAAAGCAGATAACGACATTTATTGCGGTGCATATAAGCAGGATTACGCAGTATGCGATTTCCCACTTTGTCCACTTATTCATCTACCTACCTCCTTTTCCTTGATAAGCTCGTCCAGCGCAGCCATGAACCGCTGTTCTGCTCCCTTTGGGTTTCTGTGGCCGTTGAGAACCATGCAGACATACGCCTTGGTCACGCCAAGTTTTTCGGCGACCTGTGTCATGGTAACTCTGTTGTTGTGCATCTTGCCGACCATGTCGCCAGTCCATTGTGCAGGCATCCAAACTGTCCTCCTTTCTTTAATTTTTTGTTGCAAGAGTAAACAAAGTGTGCTATCATATTTATGGGATAAATATTGCGCTACCCTGGCGATTGCTGGGGCACTTCGGTTTACTCCGCTGACCATGTTCCTATTATACAGTTTACTCTGTTATCCGTCAAGGGGAAATGCGCAACTTTGTTAACTTTGTAGGCTTGCACAAATAAGGGGCGTGTTAACTGTGTTTTATGACAATTATTTGAGGCTTTGTAACTCTGTGCGCAAAACGCCAAGTGCTGTTGCATTGGAAATTGGGCTGACAAAGCCATCTGTTTCCAGATGGAAGTCAGGGTCTATGCCAACCGATGCAACGCTTCAAAAGGTCGCCGATTACTTCGGCATCACCGTTGACGAGCTTTTGGGCAAAGAAAAACAGCCCACTGAAGGTGAGCTGCATCCCGCCAATAAAAAACTTATGGAGCTTTCCCGGACTCTTTCGCCGGAGGAAGCCGAGAAAGTATATAAGGCCATTTCGCTGCTATTAGAGAAATAGCTCTTTCGCATTGTTCAGGTGTCATTTGTAAAATAAGCTGCTCTAACGCCGTGTTCCAATCCATTGGTGTTCCTCCTCTTTTGTCAATTATTGTCGAATAAAAATCCTTCCAAATTCAGCATGTATTTGGTACAATTCAATTGTAACAAATTGCATTGCCAATATGTACTGACAAATGTTGCGGTTTTGGCGTCAAATTTGTCATGCTTTACGGACAAAAGTGCCCGGTAACAAAAAACAGGAGATGAGTTTGTGAATTCAGACGAAGAAAGGAATTGGGAAAACTTTTTGCTGGAGGTAGCCACAAAACGGCAGGAGCAGGGAATGACACACAAGGATTTGGCCGACAATGCCGGGACAGTTGAGAGGACGATCTCCCGGCTGCTTTCGGAGCCGACCAAAAACCCAAGCCTGTTTCTTGTCGCCTCCGTCTGCCAAGCGCTGCACATATCTCTCGACAAGCATTTTGTTAAGGAAGTCTATAACAAAACAGACAGCCAGAACAACGAAGAAATGATAGAGGTTCTGAAAGAGCAGGTGCGCCAGCGCCGGAAGCTGTCCAAAACACTCTTCGCAGTTATTTTTGTCCTGCTGGCGATGATGATTTTATACCTCGTCCTGATCGATGCAAATAACCTGAACTACGGTTTAATTCGGGATTAAGAACAGATGTTCTTTCCAAATATAATCGTACCGAATTGAAAGTACAATAAAAAGGACTGATAGAGGAGATGACCAAAATTTGAAAGACAATGGGGCTATTATTGGCGGTGTCATCCTCGCTGGAATTCTTCTATTATCCTATTTCTCGTTTTTGGGAAATACAAGGGTGTGCGATATCTGCGGAGAGAATGAGGCGGATTCGTCTGTCTATGTAGTCGATGAAGAACTCAATGTTTGTGAGAACTGCCGATACGATGCACTTTTCTGTTGCGATGGGTGCGATGAATGGTATTACGCAGATGATATCGCCTACTGTGACGATGATACAGGAAAGCTATATTGCGAATGGTGTTATGAGGAGATGATATAAATTCGCAAAGATGTTCTTTCAAATATAATCATACACCGTTAGGTGTACAATAGAAGGGGATGTTACATATGAACCGAAACCATGGAATTCCTTTGGTATCACTTCTCCTGCTTGTGGCAATTCCCGCCGTTGGGATAGCAGCATTTTTCTGCAGATGGAGTGCGACAATATTCTATTTATGCGCTGCTGTAACATTGTTAGGGAGCCTTGGAGAATAGGTAACAGATAAAATCAGTTTTATTTGTGCGGTTGTTTGTGTTGTGCTTTGCATTGTCATAATGCGCGAGTCTATCGTTGCCGAGATTGCACTTGGGGTCATGGCCGCCAGCATTGCAAGCGAGTTATTCGGCTTTTTAAGGCGCACAACATCTTGACAGCATGGCTCTTATCTTTATAACTATCGCATTCGTCATTGGGATGCTGTGGGTTATAAGTAATATCAGGGTATCTAACTACTACAAGGAGGCTATGGAAGATTACAACCGAGTCCAGTATGAATTGGAGAAATACAAAGAGGATTATAGGTACTTGGTACATACTATCGAAAACCGGGATAAAGAGAATTAAGTAAAATACCGCCCCCGGCAACGAGGGCGGCTAATAATAAGAGGAGGAGAAAGCAAATGAAAACTGTAAAAGTATTAACCACAATCGGATGGATCGCCGTAGTTGCACAGGCGGTGGCCATCTTCGGCAGTCTATGGGAGGAGTACAACGGAATTCACAATCTCTTTCCGATTATGACCAACTCCGCAGAAGCGTTTTGGCTTTCCATCACATGGTGGGTTTCATACCTCTCTATAGGGATAATTGGTGTCATTCTTTTAATCATCGCAAAAATTCGCAGAAAGAAGATAGCGTCGCAGGAGGCGAGCAAGGATGCTCTGTAAGAAGTGCAAAAAGGAATTACAGGATGATTGGCTCTACTGCCCTTGGTGCGGTTTGAACGCAAAAAAAGACTCACGCAGAGCGATATCGCAGCGAAAAGACGGAACATACCAAAAAGCAATCACAATTGATGGGAAGCGCAAGTATTTTTACGGGAGATCAGAAAAGGATGTCATAAAGAAGATTGCGGAATTCAGCAGGGAGGCGGAGGATAAGCGGTCTGCTGCATTTGCCGTCTATGCCGAAGCGCTTGAGCAGTCTTGGGACAACCTCGCATACAATTCCCTTAGAGGGTACAAGCCTGCGCTCGTGCGATGTGTCACTACTTTCGGGAAAACGCCTGTCGCAGACATCACGCCGATGCAGGTAAAGGGTTTCCTAGATAAGGTTGGAAAGACATTCTCACAAAAAACCGTGAACACGCAGAAGAACATAACGAGTCAAGTGTTCGACCTCGCCATCCTCGCCGGGGACATACAAGTAAACCCGGTCGCAAACATAAAAGCAACCGGGAAGAAAACAAGCGGGCGGGAAGAAGCATCGCAGGAGGATAGGGAGAAGATCGCAGCCCATTGGGACGATTGCACCGTATCACGACTTGGTTACTTCATTATGTTGACCGGGCTTCGTGTGGGAGAAGCACTTGCTCTGCGATACGAGGATATCGACAGGGATAAAAACCAAATCCATGTTACGAAAAGCGTATACTATGTCGGCACTGCCCCGCACATAAAAGAGCCAAAGACGGATGCAGGGGTCAGAACGGTGTTCCTTCTGCCGGATGTCGCAGAACGATTCAATGGGAAGAATGGTTACATCTTCACGAATGAAAAGGGAGAAATCCTTCGAAGCAATGAATCGTCCCGCAATTGGAGAAAATGGTGCAAAAATTACGGAATATGCTGCACATTCCACCAGCTTCGGCATAGCTTCGCAACATCTTGCTGCGAGGTAGGGATTGACAAAGCCGTTATCCAAGAGATGATGGGGCATTCCTCCTACATCGTGACGGAAAAGTACACCCATCTGCGTGACAAAATGTTGGAGGATGCACAGGCCAAATTTACTACATCACTTTTACATCACACGGATGCAAATACAAAGCAATAAACAGCAATAAACGCAAATTGCCGAAATGGAGAAAACCCGCATGAACAAAAGAAAAACCCGCATTTCTGCGGGTTTTTCTTTGGCGGAGATGGAGAGATTCGAACTATAAATAAACATAGTGTTAAACAGAGGTTTCTCCATTAGTACATCACTTTTACACACCGCTGTCTCTTATCCTCGGTGTTTTTCGTATGCGTTGCCCAGTAAAATACCCCCTCCGTAATTGGAGGGGGTATCTCTTTACCACACCTTCTCTGACACTCCGAGTGCCTCGTACAAAAGGTGCTTTTGCTTTGTGCTTGCGCCTGGAACGGCCTTGTCGATAGCTTCTTTCTTTTTGCGGCTTGCAGAGTTGGTAATCGTCTTACCGTTCTCGTCCTTGTCGCCGGTGATACCACGGGCTGCAAAGTATGCCGCATAGTACTGGTCGTAGGTAACGCCCTGTGCGACATACTCGGCTGCCTTTTCTCCGACATCCTTGTTGTATGTCTTTAGTGCGTACTCCGCGCCGAACGCCTTGCGGTTTGCTTCGCGCTTCACCACATCGCTGTCTGCACTTCCGATGCTCTTTGCGGTTTCCTCGTAGGTGCCGACGGTCAACAGGGCTTTTCTATAAATCTCGTTACGCAGCTCCAGCAGGTCACGAGCCTCGCTCATCTTCTCCTTGCGGGTCTTTTCACCGCTGTTGTAGATTTCCTTGAGTTGCTTCGTGATCTCGGACGCCGCCTTGCTCTGCTTATACAGGTAGGAGTAGGTTGCATCATCGGCTGCTGTCGCAAGCTCGGTCTCCTTTACCTGCTTGGCTTCGTCCAGTGCATCATAGAAGTCGCTGCCCAGCCGGTTCTGCCGGACGCTATCTACCACAAAAGCCTTTACCACCGCAGGGACATCTGCTTTCTTGGAAAGCGTCGGGAGCAGCCAGTCACCGATAAAGCCGGAATACTGGTCGATTAGGTAATTGACCTTCTTCGGGGAAAGCCCCTCGATGCCGTTCTTCCCGTGTCGTGTAATCTCACCGAGCCAAATGGAGAACGCATCGGTGCTTTCATCGTACTGCAGATAATCCGGTTTTTCCTCCATGTAGCTGGAAACGATGTCGCCGCCGTACCAGGTCTTATTGGTACTCATCGCAGTAATACCGGCGAAGATGTTGTTGGTCAGCGGATTGTTCGGCGCAATCTGCTCAATAGCGAAAGACGGATAACCGGCAAACGCGCTGCTCGCAGGTTCCCCTTTCAGCCAACGCCACATACGGTTAGTGAACGCCGTAATAACGGAAGGTTCACGGCCCATCGGAACCTTGATAAACTTATTGTCGCCGATTTTAATGAGGATGTTGCTATCCTTGATGTAGTTGGAAAGCTCCTTGTAGTCATCGTCCTCTTTCAGCCCATCATACAGCAGGCCCATAATGATACCGGGTGCCACGCCGTTGATAAGCAAGCGGGAGATCAGCTGTCCAATCTCTTTCCAGCCGCGCCGGTCAATGACATTGCGAATGTTCTTGGAAAGACCCTGCATACCGGGGTTGAAGAACGGCACAAGGGAAGCGTTCAGTTTGCGGGCCGCGAAGCCACCACGGCCAAAGTTGGTTGTAATGTCCGCCGCGTTGTAAAGCGCCTGCTGCACATCGCCTGTGTCCTCCATCGTGCTGATAAATTCAGCAAGTCGGGGGTACTGCTCGACCGCTTCATTGGCAAAGGAGAGAATGTCGATTACTCTATTCAACCCACCAGCCACTTTATCGACTGCACCGTTCTTGAAATGGTGGCGGTCGGAAAGCCCCGTCTTTGGGTCATAATAGGTAGTTCCTTTTCCGCCCATCGCCTGATAGAGCTGCCAATACTTCCCGTTCGTTGCGATTTCCTTTACGGCCTTGCCGTAGTTCTTAATGAATGTGGCATTGCTGTAATGGGTAAAGTACAATGCAGACTGTGCATCACGGACGAAATTTCGCACGATGAATACAGGGTTCCATTGCGTGACCAGCTTCTTGAATGTGCTGTTGATGGACCGCAGCGCCCTCATTCCAAAGGATTTGGATTGCTCAATGGGTCTAAACCCATCGGCCATTGCTTCACTCATGTGCAGAGTAACCGGCTTGCCATCCACCCAAATGCGCAGCGTGTTCTTGAGGTTCTCTGCGGAATCCGCATCAAGGTCAACGAGATCGCCTTCCTCTGTAACACTCTGAATGTATTCCGAGATATCACGGGTAGTATCCATTGCATCTTCATACAGCATATTGCCCAGAATGTTCTTTTTGGCTGCGGAGAAGGTCTGCAAGGTCTGCCTGGCAATACTGTCGATCAGCGGCATGATATTCTGGTTGCCACCTTTTGCGGACTTGATGGTGCTGTTCACCGCAACGCTGTTGGGGTTGGAGTAGCCTCCGGAGGTGCTGGGCATATCGCGGTAGGTGGGAACATAGTGCGGATACAGTTCCTTCATGTACTGTGCCATATCAGCGCTCACGAGTCCGCCCTGCTTTCGCACCTCCATCAGTCCGTCAAGGTAGGCATATACATCCTTTGCCCACTTCTCAAATTCAGGGTGTGCATCCAGCAGGTCAGCTGCGGCGGCACGGCTATCGTCTGCAGTCACGCTGCTGCCGAATACAGGCTTGTCAAACTGCTTTTCTGCCCACGCCTGGAACTGCTTATATTGCTTGGCGGCGGCAATCTGTGCCTCGGTGTAGGCTTTTGTAAGGGTAGTATCCTTGCCTGCGGCTGTGGCGATGTTCTCATCTGTCATTTCCGCAAAGCCGTTGACTTCCCTGTTCAGTTTCGCACGAAGTTCTGCAAGCTGCCGCTGCGCGTTTTCGCGTACACTCATGCGGTCTACATTGTGCTCATGCAACAGGTAGGTGTAAAACTCATCGGTCAAGCCAGCCTTTTTCGCCGGTTCAAATACCTGCATGAGGTTCTTATCGCCGATCTTCTTGCCGTTAAGGTCATACTGCCCGGCGCCGCCAATGGAATACTGCGCCGCCGCAGATGCCTGCCCGACATTGTTCGCTGCATACATGATTCTGCTGTCGCCGACTTCGTTCCCGAATCGCTCCAGCTCATCCTTAGTGTTGATCCACTGGCGCTTAAAGGTGCGCCAGTCTTTGGCGGCTTTCGCCTTAAAGGTTTCCTTGTCCTTCTTCGGCATTTCGGTCAGAACCTTGGCAACATCTTCCGTAGTGGTGGATTTCTGTTCCGCCGTCCTCAATCTGGCTTTGCTCTTTGCCCGATCCTCCCGCACCACTCGGTCAATGCGGTCCTGCGTCCTCCGCCGGTTGAATTCGTCCTTGGCTTCGGACAGCTTTTCGTTGTACTTGTCCCGCACCTGCCGATTGTTCGCACGGAGGTCAGCACGGTATTGCTTGGAAAGTGCGTCATATTTCGCCATGAATTCTGCACGGGCCTTTGCTGCCTTCTCTCGCTCTTTAGCCGCTGCTATTTCGGTGAGAAGTTTCGTCTCTGCATCACGCCAGCGGTCATTCATCTTCGCTTCCGCAGTTGCCTGCTGGCGATAGTCAGCAAGCTGCTGACGGATGTCCTTCACCTCAGCTTGTGCAGCCTTCAGCTCATCGTTTGCTTTCTCGGTTGCTTCGGAAACAACCCTGTCGATGTCGGCCATGTACTGGGCATCTTCCATGAGGGAGTAGCGGATATCCTTGCTTTCGGTTGGAGCGGTATTGTCAATGTTCTTAAATTGACTACTGTCAAACGCCACATACACGGTGGCATTATCATATTTGCCCTCTACAATGTATCCGTCATAACCAAGCGTATTGCGTGCTGCCTTAAGAACAGCGCCGGTGCCTGCTCCACCGTTCGCGATCTCTGCAAGGATTTCGCTATCACTATCGCTATATTCCATAGCCGCCTTTACGGTAGCATCCATCGCCCGGTTATACCATGTTTTTGAAGGGTACCCAATACCGCCAGCAGGATCGTAATTCACAAGCACTTCATCACCGGTCGGGTCAACAGCCTGCAAAAGTTTTTTTACTTCTGCCCTTGTCAGCGTAATCTCGCTATCGCTCAATGGCTTTTTGATATCAAGATACCCCTCAAGGAGTTGTCCGCCATCCTTTTGGTAGCCCTCTGCCATCGGCTTGTAGTCAGTGAAATAGAAGCCTTGCCCCTCGGAACTGCCATGCTGGGACATGAAATCGGGTGAAAACTCGGTAAACACCGCCGGGCTTCCATGATATACAGGTTTCAACCTGCCCTCTGCGTCAACGACTTTGGAGCCGAAGAAATACTCCCGCTGCTCGGCAGAAAGCTCCCTGCCGGTACTGTCCATTGCCGGGATATCCATAAGGGGATGTTTCCCGTTTGCATCTTCTGCGCTATTCTGCATAGAATAGTTATTGACAGCATCAGTGTCTTGTGCTACACTAATGATGTCGAAGTCAACCGCTGTGTTCCGTCTGGGCAATTGGAGCCCATCTCGATGAAGCAGTCGGTTGGCTTCTTTTTTGCTATACCCTATGAGATTCCCACGAATCAACTGGTCTGCAATAAAATTGCGACTGTTCTCCTTCCCATAAAGGCTGGCAATTCTTGTGACCACATCAAATCCGTTATTTCTGCTTAAATGCAAAGCGACAACAACAGGGTTCCCACTGCTATCGGAAACAGCTGTAACCACAACAGAGGAGTTGGGAACCGTGTCAGACTTCAAGAGAAGAACGGGCTTTTCTATCATTTCCGGAAGTTTGAGAATGACATCGTCAGAAAGCTCGTGACCGTGAATATCAACGGTCGCCTTTCTCTGGGCCTTCGTTACAACAGACTGTGCCATCACAATTGGCTCATTCGCAAGACCAGCAGCTTGCAAATATTCCGATGTATTGTTCAGGTAGAACAAATCCGTCGGGCGCATCTTCCCAGCCTTGTAATCTGCAAACTGTTCTGCGAACGGGCGATTATTGCCTTTTACAGCCGCATCCATAACCGAGTAAGATATCTTTCCCGCTTCTTCCGCATCGCTCCTTGCTTCCATACCGTCAATCAAAGCCCGCTGCGATTCGGACAGCCTGTTGTAGGCTTCCTGTGCAGAGGGCTTTCCTTTTAGCTTTTTGAGGATACGGTTCAAGAAACCTTTAATGCCGGTGGCGGCTTCCGTATTTCTTGCACCGATGTACTCCAGCATATCCCGGCTGCCCAAAAGATCACCGCTAATATCGGCAGCGACTTCCTCCGCAGCTGCATTCTGGTCAAGCTCAATTCCATTGCGCTCGTACAGTTCAGTTTTGGCATCCATCATGCCCTTTACCATATCGGCATAGTCGGGGTTCTCTACCAGCGTATCAATCATCCCGGAATACTTGCTATCAGCTACAAGGTCGTGAAACATCTCATGCCCAAAAGTAACCATCAGCGGATCGCGGGAATTGATGTTGACATAAATGGTGCCATCCGGTGCGCGATAGCCATTGGTCAGTCGGTACTGCCCATTGACCTGCACCGCACCCTCGAACCACACGATAGTCTTGCCAAGGTATTTCGCTGCATTGTTCACCTCGGCAACAGTTTTCTTTTTACTGCCGGGAATTTCAGCTTTCTTATAGCCGATCTCGGTATTGCCGCGCACATCGGTATTGGTGATCTCCTTGATACGGCGCTTGCCGTCTACATCGGTAATGGTGTTTTGCTCAACGGAAAGCCATCTTTCTTCGGATTCCCGCTGCATCTGCTCCGCCTGCGCCTGCATATCGGCATCGAACTGGGCAGCAGCCTGTTCTCCTGCAGCAGCGACACGCTGGGCATATTCCGCCTGGGAGATCGCCTGTTTACCGGACTTCGCAATGTTCTGCGTAGCCACTTCGATAGCGGCAATATCCTGTGCTGTGTTTCCGCTGAACTGTACGCCGGTCAACTGGGAGAATGCCTGTCTTGCGGCAGGGTCGTTATTGATGCGAGCAGCTACGCCTTGGTTAGCTGCTACACCGGCAAGGGCGCTGTTGTAGGCTTTCTCTCCTGCGTTGGCAGGATTATCAACTGTGGGCGCAAAAGCCTGCCCTACGCTGTCCTCGGCTGTTTTAATGGATTGTGTGCGCTGGGCATCGGTAATAGCTGTTGCTACGGCTTGCGGAGTAGCTTCCACATTCAGTTTTTGGGCCGCCTGCGCCAGCGCATCCGCTTTGGAGGCCATCGCCTTAATCTCATTGATGGAGACCTGGGTAATATCGTTCTGGATTTTGGAAAGGCCGCTCTCGGCATCATAGGTGAGGTTTGCTTCATACAGTCTGCCCACCATTTGGTTGCTGGGGTTCTTTTGCACCTCCGCCGCATAAATGGCAGGTGCGGTGCCTGCGCCTTTCTCCATGCCCTCCTGCACCTGCTGCGCTACGGCAGCAGGGGAAGCATTCAGTGCCTTGCCTACACGGCTATAGGTGACGGAACGCATCGCAGCGTTGCCGCCGCCAAATACACCGCCTGCAAGAGCACCAAGCAGGATATCATAGCCGAAGTTGTCCATCTCGTCACTGTCGCCGGTGAGGGCCTTTTCAATGGCGTAGTTGATAACATCCTCTGCGCCCTCCTCAATGCCTTCGGAGAGAGCGTCCCGCAGCCACTTGCCACCCACGGAATTGGCGAGGTTATACAGGCCGGGGGCTTCCGCCATCAGTTTTTTGGCCACGGCCTGCCCGGCGGCAGACTTGCCCAGCGAGCCATACAAACCGCCAAACTGTTCGGTAAGCATGGAAGCGCCACCGGCAGCGGAGCCGAGTACGAATGCTGTATCCGTATTCCCGTACTTCTCATAGGCATCTGCATATTTATTGCCCGCGGCGGATGCAGCCATCACGGGCAAACCGGAGCCGGGGAGGACCGCGTTTGCAACAAGGGACGGAACCATGTTCGAGATCGTATTGACCAGCTGCAGCGCTCCGCCCTCAACAGCACCAACGCTGGCTACATTCTTTTCGTGGCGCAGTTCTGCCTGCGTCTTATAGTCTGTGATGGGGATTTCTCTCTTATCGGCAAGCCCGGCCCGCTTTACGGCTTCGGTACCGCTTACGCCGCTTTCCATCAGCCGCTTGGCTTCCCATGCCTGCGCTTCCGGATTACCGGAAAGATACGAAGATGCTGCAGCGGCATACTGCCTCATGCTTTGGAATGCATTCTGCACGCCAGAAAGGACAGCATCGCCTGCCTTGAATTTATTCTCGTCCGGGTTGTAGTCCTCTACCGCTTCCGCATTTCGCTGGTTCTTCCACTGGGTATAGGCGTTCTCGTACTCAATGGCAGCCTTGTTGGCAATCTTCTGCTGCTCCTTGGCCTGCTGCGGCATATTCCCAGCTCGCATATAAGCCCCGGCCTTAATTGCCGCGTCGTCCCTCTGTTTCTTAATCGCATCCAGCTGCTCCTTCATGACATCGCTTTGTTTACTAGAAGAAGCCCCAGCAGGCGCAGCCTGTGTAGGCTGCGTGCTGGGGGCAGAGGGATTATATTGGGTAGCTTTCTTCACAGATTGAACAAGAGAGTCAATGCCGCTCCGCTGGTAGTTCTGCTCAAGCTCCGCGGCAGGCGATGCACCGAAAGATTTTTGATAGTTTTGTTCCAGCGTTTTTCTATCCATTTTTCCTCCTGTCATTCAAGTCCGAGAAGTCTTGCCGCCATTGAATCAGAATAACCGGCCCGGCGCAACATGTTGTAGGAGTCCTGCAAGGCGGCATTGTAATTTGGGTTGTCCTTTTTGGTGGTTTTTGTCTTTGCCTTCGGGGCCTTTGCCAGCCCGGCGGAATAGCTTGCCTGTGCGTTCATCTTCCCGGTCTGCGGCTCCCGGTTCGCCTGAATCATGTCAAGGTATGCCTGATTCACCGCATCGGAATAGGCGTTATCCGCATCGGCAAGGCTGCTGTTATAGCGGTTGTTCAGCCGGACATAGGAGCTTTCCGCAAGGCCGCCATTGATACCCTCACGGGCCAGCTGCCCGGGGAGGTTCTTTAGCGCCATCTCTTTGGCAATGTACGCCCTGCGTGCATTGTCCTCTCGCTGCTGGGCCGCCTGTTTCTGCTGGGCCTCATACATCTGCTGGTTGTAGGCAAGCAACTGGTCATAGGCAGCGGTCTGCGCATCCAGCTGCGCTTTCAGGCTCTCAAGGTATGCGTCCCGCTCGGAGGTGTCCGTCACGGTGGATGAAATTTTCGGGGAAACTCCAGCTAGGTTAGCCTTTGCCGAAGCAAGAGCTCCGCCCTTTATCGCTGCATCTACAGCGCCCCTGCCGGGCTTATTTACTTCGGAGCCTGCTGCTGCGCCCGCCCTCGCCACATCGTACCCAATCGGTTTTATTGTGCGGTTGCTTCCGCCATCGTTTACAAGGGTTGTGTTCTTTCTCAGTGCCAAAATTACCCCTCCTTGTCATATGCCGCTGTGTCATACTGCTCCACAGCGGCTAAAATTCTCCCACGCAGCGCCTGTGCGCTGGCGTGTTCGGTTCTGTATTTTTCTTTGATTTCTTCCAGCTCGGCGACCAGTTTATCATAATCGCTCGGCACCTGCGCATCGTCATTGAGATACTGCCGCACCAACGCCAAAAACGCACTCCAGTGCGGTCTGATATAGGCAGGGCAATCTTTCCTTGCGTACCAGTCATGGTGCTGGTAGACGGCGTTCTCGTTCAAACCATGCCGTTTAAGAATAGCAGCGCAAAGTCTTGCGCCGTTATCTTCGGCAATCCGGTTATACTCGGCACCAGTGCCGTCCATGATGATCTCGATGGCGATGGTAGTGCTGTTGCCGGGGCCGTAGTTTCCATCAGCAGCGTGCCAGCCGACCTCGCCCTCGTCAAGGTTCTGCCATGCTTCGTTCTCGTCCACATAGTAGTGGACACGGACAGACCCCATATTGCAGTTCGGGTAGGTCGCGCGGGTGTACTGCTCCGCCATTGTGGTACCGCTGGGGACTTTAATCCGGCCAGTATTGTGAATAGTCACACCGTTAATGGCGGATAACGCCCGGTTTGCCTTGTACTGCGTACCTTTTCGGTATGTATAACCGGCCTCGGTATAGTCTCGGTTCCATACGGCGCTATCAGGAATAAGCTTTTCACAGATTTTTACGCCGTTATCATAGCGTACATTGTCGGGAGAGAGGAAAGCCATTAGGCTTCCCCCTTTCCTTCGGCATCCAAAATAGCCGCATCAGTGTGTTTGACCATGCCGGTGGTGGCTGCGTCATATGTACCATTAGCAGCCAAAGCGACAATAACAGCGTTCAGCAGGCACAGCACCACGCCCTGTACCGTCAGAGCAGAGCCGTTAAAGGCTTCGGCTCCGATGAGGATGGCCACAGAGATGATGTAAGCAAGCAGCTGGGTGTTGATGTTCTTGAGAGGGGTCTGCTTGAGGAACTGGGTAATGATTGTGACCATCATTACAGCGCCAGCATAAGTGCCAAGGGAAGTCCAAGTTACAAATTCGTTCATTTCCATTCTCCTTTACTTTACGAGGTTATTAGCGATTACAGCGACAACGGCAACAGCAATAGCTGCGCCGATACCGGTTAAAATAGACCGGAGGACAGCGTTCCAGTTGTCCCCCGGCTTTCTTTCCAGCGTCTCAAGGCGTTCGCCCTGTCGGCTTAATTCGGTTGTCATGGTCTCCATGTTGGTGGCCAAGCGGTTTACACTGTTGGCGATCTCGCCAAAGGCTTTCACGCTGTTTTCTAGGTTGTCAATCCGGTGGTTCTGCCGCCGGTTTTCATCCTCCATGCGCCTGGCGAATTCTTCATGCACATCTTTGGGGAGGAAAATATCCATTAGGTTACCTCCTCAAAATACTGCCCTATAAGCTCATGCGGGAGGTACTGCAGCACAATGGTTCCGGTCTCATTCAGACGCTTGCAGAGGTAGGTTTTCCCATCCTCCGGGTCAAGGTAATACTTACCGTACTCGTATTCCATGCCCCTCGATGCTGGGATTGGGTCATCAATCGTGCCGGGAGAACTGACATTGACGACTACCCACAGGGCAGGAACAGCCGGGGGTTCCCAGTCTGCCTGTGAGGTATGAGCCTGCAAGCACTTGTATACCTTGCCATCGTGCCGCCTGCGGTCACCCACCGCATACTTGGTGCCAACTTCCCATGGTAGGAACAACATGGGGTTCTTTGCTGCATCAGCGTCAGCCATAGTGCCGGTCACGCTATCAATGCTCGTTCGGATTTCCTGCGCCTGCTCTAAGATGTCATTCCGCATTGGCTGTTTCCTCCTTTTCTTCGGTTTCTACGCCAAGGGTCTGCAAAGCTGATTTTAGCTGTTCCATCTCTGCATCCTGCTTTGCTTTTACTTCTTTGGCTTTTTCTGTGTAATAGCCCATTTAGTTCACCCCCATAATATTAAGTGCTCTGAGCATATCCGCTGTATAAGAAACACCGTCAAGCGTTTTCCACTTTCCATCTGCGTTGTCGTACAAATATGCATCCACTTTTTGTGCTATCGAATTTTCATCTCCGAGATAAACTGATATCGGATTTATGAAGATAGAGTTATTCTTGTCGGCTAAAATATCAATACCATCTTTGGAGATATCAGCAGTTATCGCCAAATAACCACTCGCCAAGTCACGCTTGTAAGGAATTGTGTATAATGTATCATTAAGGCAAGAATAAATATTCCCAAGATACGCTTCTTGGAATAATCTACTCAAGTAATTTCCGGGCTTTTGGTCACTAATAACAACAGGGGTTATGTTTGTGTCAGAGAGATTAAACTTTAGTGTCTTCAATGAATAGTTTGTGCTTGAAGATGCGTTTCCCCAGTTTGCCCAAGCCAAAAATGCCGTTTCGCCATCATTTGTCAGTGACCATAGATAGCTTGACTTCATATCAGCTCCACTTTGGTATATGTCAGAATGTTCAAATGTTGTTAGATTTATTCTTTTTATACGAGTCGTACATTCCGAAACCGTTAAAGTATTGTTGTAAGCGAAATATGCAAATCCGTTATAGTATATAATGCTTGTGGCACGAAACAAATTGGTTCCAAAATAGATGGTTTTTGTAATCTTCAATAATTCAGGGTCGATAACCAACATCTTATCAACGGAGTCACTATTAGAACCGCCAAGAGCATAAATATATTTCCCATCTGTAACTGCACTTATATAAGCATATGATGTAATTTCACTAATTGAAAGAGTGGTACGGTTATACTTTCCTGTTGTCGGGTCGATAATACACATTTTATCCTCGGTGTAGCCATAACCTCCACTTGCGTAATGTGTGTTAAGAGAATATATCTTGTCACCTACCTTAACAATTCCACATCCCAAATAACCAATATTATATGCTGTTAAGGTTTCAACAAACTGCTTTGTTTTGAGATTGAATTTTGCTATAACAGTTCTTTCAACACTACTCACAAATGTATTGATTCGTACAACCCAAAGTTCATCTCCGACTATTCTTGGTGACAAAGAACTGGCGCCACCGCCAGACTCTGGCGAAAAAGAACCAAGTGATTGAAGATTTCCTGTTTGGCCATCAAAATAGGATATAACGGAAACCTTATCCGGCTTCTTCCCCAGCGGAACCCACAGTTTGCTTGTATCTGCGGGGGGTGTGGAGCCAAAGTCAATGTTCAAATCAGCTCCTCCACCACCCAATGTAATGGGATTTCCTAAAATACTCATATTCACCCTTTCCGGGGTGAGTATTTAGTTCACCCCTAATATATTTAGTGCGTTCTGCATATCCTGATAGGTAGAAGAACCATCAAGCTTTGTCCACTTGTTTGTGGCGGTATCGTACAGGTAAGCATCTTTCTGTACAGCCCACCCATCGGTATCGCCAACCAAAACCTTGATAGGGTATACACTTGCGGAAACATCCTTTGTGTTTAACGCCTTCCAAACAGCGCCATCAATATCAAGGGAAATTATCATGTTATTGTTCGCCAAAGGTGTTTGAGCATCACAGACATACAATCTTGACGAATACGGCATATAAATATGGCCATCGTTATAACACCAAGTATAATTTCTAGTCTCTAATTCTGTGGTTATCTGTTTTATTGGTTCGGCAGAAAAACTGTTTGTTGTTTGGTTATACTCGTATATTTTCCCGTTTGTTGCGACAACATACGATTTACCGGAATAGAAAAATGGAACGGAACTTCTATTCACAATTGCAACCTTATCTGACGGTACAGCCGGTACTTCTTTATCAGCGGAGTATGTGTCAAGATTGTATCTATAACCAAGAGCAGAGGATGGATATGGAGAAACAACTAAATTACTTGTTATCGCACATGGTTTTGCTTGTGCATAAACCCCTACTTCAGCAAAAATTGTTTTGAAAACAATCGTATCACTTGTTGTGTCGTAATACCTAATTTGATTTCCACCTTGTCCGTTAGAACCATATAGGTCATTTGATTGATAGTTACCGCCTGCAAGGATTAAATACTTGCCATACTTAAACAGCTTGCATCCGTCCCACCAAGGGCCGCCAGAAGATGTGGTGTACTGAATTTGTTCACTTGACCAAACATATGTTGTTTCTCTTGTTTGGATATTAAATTTTTGAACCATCGGCCCACCAGCTTGGTTGTAGCTTGGTGGGTTCTTGAAGCCGCCAAAAATATATATATATGAACCATTCCGAATACACCATGGGATTGCAGTCACATAAACAAGCGTCTGCGCAATTTTACTGATAACTCCACTTGCTGTGATATGCCATATATTTTTGCTGGCTTTTGGGCCATAGCTAACCGTTCCTTCACCACCGCCGAAGCAATACCAACCACCATTACCATCGTCTGCAATTCCTGAATATTGAGGAATACTCGCTTGGTTTCCGTTCGTGTCAACGATATTGATTGTTTTAGAAGCGAAATCGCCAACATCAACACCAGTCTGTAACGAAATACTGCTCGGTTTTGTTGACAATGGTACCCAGAGCTTGGTGGTGTCAGAGGGAGGGGTTGCTCCGTAGTCTATGTTGAGTTTTACCCCCCCCCCCGTTGGTAATAATTGGGTTACCGTAAATTACGCTCATGCAGATACCTCCGTGATGGTCACCTGAACCGAAAGATTAGCATTGGGCTTCTCTCCAAGCGCTTTTGCGGTAAGGGTGCCATTGTTGTTTTCAATCCAGATAGCGCTGGTGCCGCTGTCGATGAGTACACCGAGGGCTGTTGCGTCCATTTGGATGTCTACTTTGCTGTTGACGGTGATGCCGGTTATGGTGACTGTTTGGGTATAGGGGCCGCTGCCTGTCCAGGATGCCGTGGGGAGGGAGAGGGTATTCTTCTTTACCTTGCAGGCATTGATTGCCGTCTGCTGTGCGGTAGACACCGGCTTATTGGCATCGCTGGTGTTATCTACATTTCCAAGTCCGACCTGGGCTTTGGTTACGCCATGTGGGTTAGCCTTATCGGAAACATGGGTATAGGGGGCCTGCTTCACATTGTCCACATTGCTAAGGCCCACTTGCGTTTTGGTTACTTCGTGGGGGTTGGCCTTGCTTGCAATATGGCCGGGCACATCCGCCAGCGCCGCATTGAACGCCGTTTCCGTACCGGAATAGCCGCCCTCTACGGCGGTCTGATAGGCGGATTTACCATCGGCACCGGCTACGCCTGCGGGGCCTTGTTCGCCCTGCGGGCCAACGGGGCCTTGAATGCCCTGAATACCCTGCTCACCTTGGGGGCCTGTTGCGCCGGTAGCACCAGCCGGGCCAGTAGCGCCAGTCTCACCCTGTGGGCCTGTTGCGCCGGTATCGCCCTTTTCGCCTTTGTCACCTTTGGGGAGTACAAAATCGAAAACCGCAGCGGAGGTAGTGCCGCTGTTGGTAACGGAAGCAGCAGCGCCGGAAGTAACTGTACCGACCGTGATGGTAGCAGCTGCGCCGTCTGCGCCCTTTTCGCCAGGTGCGCCCTTTGGGCCTGTTGCGCCTGTTGCGCCAGTAGCGCCTGTGGGGCCTACTTCGCCCTGTGGGCCTTGGACACCCTGCGGTCCTTGCGGGCCGATGGGGCCTTGCAAAGCACCTACACTTACCCAGTCATTGGCCGTCTCGCTATAAATGTAGCACTCGCCATCTTCCTGCACATAGTACATCTTATCGTTACCGGCTGGGATCGCGTTTTTCAGCGCTGCCAGTGTAGGATAGCTGTCCTCGATATACAGGCTGGTTCCGTCTTTACCTGCGGGGCCTACGGGGCCTTGTGGGCCGATTGGGCCTTGCGGGCCTTCCGGGCCTCTGCCGCCGGGAGCGCCTGTAGCGCCGGTGTCGCCCTGTTCACCCTTGGGGCCTGCGGGACCAGCCGGGCCTTGTGCGCCGGTTGCGCCGGTTGCTCCACGGGCACCGGTTGCACCGGTATCCCCCTTGGGGCCAGTATCGCCTTTATCACCTTTGGGGCCGGTTGCGCCTGTGGCTCCGGTAGCACCGGCAGGGCCCTGTTCGCCTGTTTCGCCCTTGGGGCCCTGGATGCCCTGTACGCCCTGTAAGCCTTGCGGGCCTCTCGTACCCTGTGCGCCCTGCTCGCCCTGTACGCCCTGCGGCCCCTGCGGGCCTCTCACACTGACGGCCTGCGGGGCAATGGCGGTATCCTGAATGGTGAAGGACATAACGCCGCTGGCATCTACATAGGGAACAATAACGGGGCCTGTCAGGCCTTGGTCACCCTTCGGCCCCTGCTCGCCTGTGTCGCCTTTCTCGCCCTGCGGGCCGGTATCGCCTTTCAGGCCGGTAACAATGGTTTCGGTACCATCATCTGTTACTGTGCCATTGGCGAATTTCAGGCGGCTGCGCTGCGGCGCTACTGTGCCATCCGGCGCTATGATGATGTGGCCGGAAGACCCGGTGGCTTCCCATGTCTCGCCGTCATTGCTGGTTTCCAGCACCTTGTCGCTGTTCAACCGGATGTATTTCACATTGCCGGTGATGATGCGCTTGGCCAGCTCCGCCTGTACGGTACTGGCATTACCTTTAATATCTGCTGCGCCCATATTGCTGGCAGCCGCCAGTGCGTTCAGGGCATCAACAAGGCTGTTATACGCAGGAATGACGACCTCACGCACCACAGCCTCTACGGAGAATTGCATTTCATTGACGGAAAGGTTCGGGGTGGTGTCCTGCCCAATTACCCCAACCCTGTTGCCGTCACTATCGGTAAATACTGCATCCGGGGTATAGGGATTGCCGTCGGATGCTTTGATTTTTTCAAACATAGCTTACCCCCTGTACTTTCTCGTTTCTCGGTACTCTACTGCGATGTTCTCGATGCCGAAAGGCTCCGCATTGCCGTTGGAGAAGCGGAACCGCACTTTATCAAGGTTGCGCATATCCAGCTTCCTGCCCAATACCTTCGGAGTTGCATCGGTACTCCATGTCCACTTCGACCAGTCTATATCCTCCCATGAGAAGAAGCGGGCAGTTCTCGCATCGGTCAGAATGGAGATCCATTTGCCACTGCACATCGCAGAGGCGTTTACGCTCGTCCGAACGAACGCAGACAGCCTGCACGCAAGGTAACGGAAGTGCTTGCTGGAGTAAAAGGTCTTGCCATCGATATCTGGGGTTTCCCACTGGCACCCTACTGGTGTGTATGTCTCCCCGTCCATCGTGTCGTTGTAGGAGTTGGGAGCGGTCTCATCGGTATTGAATTTGCATACTTTGCCGTCCGCCGTACCAAAGAACAGTTCGCCGTTATCGTCCCAGATCACCCTTGCGGGTATTCCGGTCAGATAAAAGCACTCGTACTGGTAGTTGGAATACGGCTCCCCATCCTCGTAGTGCTTTTGCAGCAGGTCAAGCACATACACGCCAGCACCGGCCGCAATGAAATAAAAGTCCTTGTGGATGCAGGCATAGGCATCGGCGATATTGCTTTCCGAAAGCAGCTTCGGATTGATATAAAAGCTGCGGCTCTGCACATAGCGCTCGCCGGTCACATCGGAAGCAGTCAAGGCAAATATGCCGGTGGAGGAAAGGAACAGCGGCTCGTTATCGGTCGGCACAAAGCTGTGCGGAGCGATGGCGCCGTGTCCGGTGATGACATTTCCGGTCTTAAATGCAAAGGTCTCCACGCTGTTGCCGAGATCATCGGTCTCCGTTACCGTGGAGCCGGTGCGCACATACACCGCGCCGGTGGTTCCGCTCTTGTGGGCCGCTATCCTGTCGCCCACGATGGAATAACCTACAATGCGCTCGCTATCCTCGCCCAGTATCGAATAGGATAAATCGGAAAAATAGGAAAAATCATTCTGCGCCGACCAAAAATCCCTGTTCTTAAAGTTCGGATCGCCGGTCACAAATAGCCGTGTGCCCGTCTCGCCATACACAATACAGGTATCGCAGTTCGTAATGCGGCTGCGGCTCTCGCTCCTGTCCTTAGATGCAGTGATATATACATTGTCCGCGCCCTCCAAAGGGGATTTACCCGGAGCGGCTACGAATGTCACGGTGCCGCTGGTGCGGTTTACAGTAAAGTCGGTAGTCTCTACCTTGTCTACGAAGGAACCGTCAGCTTGCAATACCTTTGCCGTTACAGGTGTTGTATCCAAATTTTCAAGGGAAAGTTGAAATACTGTTGCTGCTGCGGTCTTATCTCCTACATAGAAAGATTCCGTCCACTTATCCGACATGAGGTTGATATCCTCATAAGTTGTTCCGCCGGTACCATCCGGATTTTTATTGATAACGATGCGCGGCACATAGGCGCTGTCCGATACATTAGCCACGGTAAAGGTGTCGCCACTGTGCGTTACCTTGTAGTAGTGTGCTCCATCCAGCAGGTACAGCGCTTTATCGAAGTTCTTGCCAACCGAAAAGGCATCATTCATGGCGGACGAGATCAGCGTATCTCCTGCATACAGTTTCGTGCCCGCATGGATAATATCTGTCCCATCCAGAGAGAACCGACCATTGATACGGCCATCGTATACCGCCGTCTTGGCAAAGCCAAGGCGCTTTCTCACGCGGCCGGGGGAGGAACGGATCATGTTCTCGCAGTTGGGGCTTCTTCTTGGGTCAATATTGGTTGCGCCGCTGGAAAAGTCGCAGCCATAAAAGTCGTTAATGACCATGGCATTGGTCTTTACCACATCAGCGCTGGGGAGTTTTGCCGGGGAATATCTCATTTGCTCCCCTCCTTACATCATGAATACGGTTTCAATTACTTGGTGTTTCTCGATGTCCTCGTCCGTCATAGCGCCTACCATCTCTGCAAAGCGTCCGGTGAGGAACTGATTCAGCGCCAGTGTCTCATCAATGCCGCTTGTGGCATCAATGGCCAGCCGAAGTGGGATCAGCGGAACCGCCTTGGGCTCCACCTCTATCTCGGTCGCACCGGAAGCGCCTGCAAGGGTGGCGTGCCGGTGCTTATACTGGATATCGAACTGCCCGCTGTAATGGTACGGGATCGCAATATGGTATTCATCCAGCCGCCGGTAGTCGGAAAAGTCGCGGAAGGCCACGCCGTCACCGGAGAAAAGGATTTTCACCATGCCGTTCATCTGCTGGGGCAGCTCATACGGCACCCATGCTATGTGCTCCGGGATTTCTACCAGCGGGAATGCATAAAACGCAGCGTTTCTTACCTGGAATGGGTACTGCGATTCCAACTTGATACTGCCGTTAAAGCTGCCGGAAAGCCGCTGGAACTCAGGAGCGGTAATCTGCTGCCGGGCCCCATCGATAGTCGCTGTTAGAACACCGCAAATTTCAAGCGTGTAGGCTTTTGCATCACTGTTTGTAAACTCGTAGGTATCACCGGGATAAACCGTCTTAGCTTCAAAATGGGAGCCCTCCATGCACCGAGGCATGTTCTGAACGATGCTGATGGATTCGATCAGCGGGAACTGCGATTCCACCATTGCAACAGCACCGTCCAGCAGGTGCTCCATTCTGTCCTTGTAGTCGGCTATAAATCCGTTGCTTGCGGCAGCGCCGTTTACGGTGGCTTCATCTATCCACCGCAGCGCACCGTTGATGGCATCGTTCTTGTTCATTCAATCACCCCATGTAACCGGCTTCTTCAAGGATGCGGGCGACTTCTTCGGGTACATCTACCCATTCGCCGCGCTTGATCTGATAGGTGTAGCCGTTGATGCACACAGGAACTACGACATCTTCCTTGTTCAGCTTGTCCTTCGGCAGACGGATGCGTACCTTCTTGCCCTTGGCGAGTTCCTCGCCGGTCGCTTTTTCTACGATCTCTCCGACCATGTCGGGGTTCTTAATCTCTTTTGCCATGTTAAATCCTTTCTGTAAAAGAAGGGAGGGGTGTTAACCCCTCCCTTGTATTTGGTTAGGCAGAAGCCATGGACTGGATGCAGACCATCGCCAGCTCCTGCAGACGAACAGTAACCGCCATCGCTTTCCAGCCGACACTCGCGCGCTGGTTCAGGGGGTCCTCGGTACCGGCAGAGCCGGTGGGCTTGATGATGATTTCGGGCTTGGAGGAGCCGTTCACATCGACCACGCCGTAAGCGTCCTTGCCTACGATAAGGGTCTTATGCAGGGTACCCGCAGTAGCGGTCGTTGCATCGGTGGGGCACATGGTGGTCAGGATGAAACGGACACCATGGATACGGCCGATCTCGCCCTTCATGATGTTCTCTGCACCATTGTACTTAGAGATATCCTGCCACAAACTGTCGTTCTGCAGGTCGTATGCTACACTGGGATCACAGAAGCCGATGTAATAGCCGCCCTCCAGGGGCTCGGCGTTGTTGTTGCGCAGGGTGCGCACCGCTTTCTTGATCTCCTCGCTGTTTACCACCTTACCGGCGGCAATAGCGGCAGCGGAAGCAGCGCCGCCAGCAAACTGCTGGGAAGTACCCTTGAAGATAACATCCGCGCAGCGGGTCTCCAGGGTCTTGGCGGCGTTTTCGCCCATCAGCGCAGCGGACTCCGTCAGGACGGGGTCGATGCCGACCATGCTGATCTTGTCAGACAGGCGAACCCAGTTGCCCTCCTGCGCCACGGTAGCGGTCACAGCGGTGATGGACAGGTTGTCGCCGTCAGGGGTCACGCCCTCGGTCAGGGATGCCGCAGGTACATCAAGGGAGTTGAAGCGGCGGAAGTTGATGGTGTCACCCTCGTTCTTCGGCATGGGGCGCTTCTGACCATACTTGAGGAAGGTCAGATTGGGCAGCAGCCGGGACAGCAGGGTACGATCGTAAAAGGTTTTCTGTTCAGCGGTAAGATTACCGTAAGTCTGGGTAGTAGTTGCCATAGTTTTATACACTCCTTAATTTTTTAATTCCCCCCGGAGTGCAGCTTGGTACAGCTTTTCAAAGTCTTTGTCCGACATCTTCATGTAGTCGGCTTCGGTTTCGGGGCTTTCGCCCGTCAGTGCTCCGGGAGATGCTTGTGCGTTGTTGTTGATTCTTCGGAGCGTGTCTTCCTTTGCCTTGTTTGCAGCATCGTTGGCGAGGTCAAAATAGCTGTTCGCCAAAATTGTGTTGAACGCTGCATCCACGCTGCAGGGCGTCCCCTGCTGGGTGCAGTAGTCCATCAATTCAACCACTTGGTCTTTGAGCTTTGTGAATGTCTGCCCTCTTACAGGGTCAGTCTCCAGCTCTCTCATGCGCTCATTGCTCCGCAAGCGGGTAATCTCCGCTTCCAAGGATTGATTTCGGTAAGCTGATACGGGGTCGGTTTGGCCGTCCTCGTCCAGCCGCTGCATCGCAACAAAGGCTTCGTACTCCGCCTTTGTGGTGATGGGTCTGTCATTGTCATAATGATTGGTCAGGCCCATGCTGCGGATAAAGTCGTCCACGCTCTTTTGGGATGCTTCTTTGATTCTCCGTGACACACGCTGTGTCTCGGTGATCTCCGGCTCCGGCTCTGTCTCCAGCTCTACCTCCGGCTCGGTTTCCTCTACTGCGGGAGAGGAGTCGATATCTTCTTCGATATCTTCATTTGCAGCAGTCATGATTTCTTCGTCCATAAATTCCTTTCTGTGGCGAGGTTCGGTTTGTTCCGTTTAGCAGCCACTTAAAAATTGGTTATCCCTCCAAGGGGTTGGTCACATAGGTCGGTGTCCTGTTGGTGCATTTGGGGTTGATGCACTCCAATTGCAGCTTGATAAATGCCTTGGTCTCCGTGTCGGGGGATTTGTCCCCGGTAAAGGACAGGTATTTGCCTGTGATCCGCATCTCTGCCTTACAGTTTGGGCACAGCATTATTACCGCCTCCTTTGTACTTGTCTAGCGGGGTTGGGGCCTTTGGGACATCCGGCAATGGTACGCCGCCTACTCCCGATACGCTCTGCAGCCCCTCGATGTTTTCTTCTGGTACTCCGGGCATCCCCATCGGGGTCGGCTGCATCTCCCGCATCCGCTTAAACTTCTCCTTAAACGGGGCTACATTCGGGTCGGACAGCTCTATGTACTGGTCGATTGTGATATCTCCCCGGTCGAGCATCTTATCCAGTGTGGCCTGTGCCAGCACCGCAGAATACTCGGAGGAGGCTCCTACATCCACCTGCAGGTCAAAGTCGTACATGGCGTAGTCCGTACCCGTAAATGCTCTGCCTGATACCTCGTCCCCCATCTCAATGACGATTTCCCGCTTGTCGGAGCAGTATGTTTTGAAAAACTCCATCCAAATGCGGCCGATCTCCTTAACTGCGTGCCAGTATCTGCGCTGAATCTCGTTGACCGGGGTCTGCGCTTGGTTTTGCAATGCAATGATTGCGGATGCGGCCATGTTTGCACCCAAGGACTCGCCAGTCGTCACCTCGGTCGTGCCTGTCACTACGCGGGTAAGGTCGATCATGTCGTTGCTCACCTGCGTAGCAGCAGACGAAAACGCCGGAGGCTGCAGGTACGATATCCCGCCGTTGGAGTAGTCGGTGACGATCTCCCCCGGCTCGTTTGTCAGCGGCTGTCTGATTGCACCGGGCTTTGCCACGATTTTCGGGAAGCCCATCTGCTGGATGGCCAGCGCCTGCATTCCGTACATAAAGTTGATGAGCTTTTGGTTGGGGATAAGCCCCTCGATTTCGCCGATGCCGTAGAAACAGGCTTTACGCAGTTTCCAGTTGAGCGCCGCCACAGGGTACAGCTTGATGCGGACGGGGCTGCCCTGCGGGGTAAGCGGTACTGCCGTGCATATCTCCACGCTGCGGGTCGCTTTGTCAAACACGACCTCACCGTTCTTGCGGTAATACTTGGTCAGCACCGTGACCTTTTCGTTTTCCTTTCCGTCCAGTTCGATTCTCTCGGCCTGATAGGTGCTTGCATCCTCAAATTCATCGGGACAGATATTTGCCACCTTTTCCGCAGGCAATCCCCTGTCCATTGCCATCTTGCGTACAGCGCCCAGTTTGAGCCGCTGGGCGATGATGAGGTAGTCCTGCTTCTGCACATCCAGGAGCTGCGGGTTGGCTACAAAAAAATTGAGAGCATCCACGGTTTCCCCGCGAAGCTCCCCTACATATTTGTCGCCCGTAACGCTGGTGTCCCAGTAAAAGTGCCAGATGCCTGTGCCGTTGGTCGCTGCATCGTCACACGCCTCGTTGCACAGCTTGTCCATGTCGGCTCTGTCCCAGATCGTCCGTGCGTACCCGGTGCAGTTCTCGGCGGCGTCCTGGTGCATCTGGTCAATGATTTCGTTACCGCTGGCGCTGCCCTGTCTGTAGACGATGCTGACAGGCTGGTCAAGCACGCTGGAGCGCTTGCTGCGGACGATCATGTCCACGATGTTAAGGACGGGTCTCGGCAGGTTTTTGGTGCGCTCTGTTGCTTGTGGCCACTGGTCGCCCTCCTTAAATCGCACAAAGGTCGGGAATTTGGTGCTAAAGCCCATCTTGTTTTGGTACGCCACACCCTCTCGGTATAGCGTCCACAGGGTTACATCACTCATATCAATCCTCCGGGCCGTTAAGCCACTCGCTGAATATCTTTGTTGCATATTGCTCCTGTGCCGTCTGGTCGTCCCCTAACGCCCACAGGATCAGGCGTTTGAGCCATCGTCTTACCATACCTGATACCCTCCTTGTTCTTCGGTCTGCCGCAGCTCCGGCGGCAGCTTGTACTTTGTAACCGGCGGCTGTCCCGCATACGGTCTACCGCTGCAAAAATACCTGATGGCATCAGGTGCATGGGTCAGCTCGTGCGGCTCTGTCGCTACATCGTTAGGCTTGTGGTCATCATACTGGACCATCGGCAAACAGCGGATGACCTGCTTACAGTTGCGGAAAAACCGCAGCCCTGCTATCCTTGTCTTGTCGCCGGTTATGATATCTCTGCTGTCCCTCGGCTTGAGCCACTCGTGTACATCCTGCCAGCCGTTGATACGGTCGTTGTCCACCTTGACCAGCGGAATGTCCTGCTCCATAAATATGTCTGCCACGCTGCGTCCTGTGTCGTTACGCCTGTTCCACAGGTCGGGCGGTGCAAGCCATTGCTCGATCTTATCGTCCCCGTTGGCCTCCTTGATACGCATGGCGGCATCCGATGCGATCAGCCCCGACTCGTATATCTCTCGGTACACATAGCCGTTGCCCTCGCCGTCAATGGCGATCCAGTATCCGGCCAGCATATCCAAGCCGTAGTCCATGGCAAAGTAGCGTCTCCACCAGTCGGGTATCTCGATGGGGTCTATCACATGGATATCATCACGCCACTCTGCAAAATACTGCCCTGCAAACACATTCCAGTCGCCGTCCAGCCATGCCCGGCGCATATCCTCCGGGAGGGTCTCCAGCATCCGAACATAGTCTGGGTCCTTATCCACCAAAACCTTGTTGTCGTACACCTTTGCCGGTATAAACTCGTAGTCTTCTGGGTTTTCAGAGGCCGTGTAGTCCCGGTCGATAAACAGGCGCTTGACCCACGCATGGCCGACTCCTCCGGGGTTGCAGGTCAAGTACATCCGATGGGGGAAGTCGTTGGCTCCACGGTTTGATGCAACAAGGTTGTTGTACATAAACTCGGTAAACTGTGTCGCCTCGTCCAAAAACATGATGTCGTACTCTTGCCCCTGATACTGCAATACATCGGCCTCGGCCGAGCAGTATCCAAAACGGATACGACTGCCGTTTGGGAATATCATCGCCTTTTCCGAGTCCCGATAGGTTGCTATGTCGGGTTCCAGCACCTTTCGCAGCTCCAACACATGGTTTTGCCACAGGTCGGCATATGTCCGGCGCAGGATCAGTATCTTGATGCCGCTATAATTAACGGCAAGCATGGTGGCCTTTGCTCGCACCACCCAGCTCTTACCGCCGCCTCTGGCACCGCCGTAACACACCCTGCGCTTTTCCGACAGCAAAAACTGCTCCTGCTTGGGATTCGGTGTGCCTAAATTGACCGTCATTTGGCGTACTCCTTGCCATTGCCCAGCACGATCTCGATTTTGGGTATCTCGCCACCCAAATCAATCGGCTGATTGGCCTTGCCGTATACACGGTCAAGTACGGTTTCTGCGCACTTTACCCGCGTTTCGGTTTTCTCATTTGTGTTGTTTAGGGTATCCACCAGCAGCTTGACTGCCGCAGGAGTCGCCGCTTTCAGCATTGCTTTGGCGTCTTCGGGGATTTTCGCCCTCCCACTTGGGTTCCCACTCTGCCCTTTTTTCCATGGGCGCAGGTTCTCTTTGCTTTTCGCACTGCATCCACTGGCCATCTTCGGCACCTCCTTTCAAAATTCTTCCCGCCCTATCCCTCCCGGTGTCTACTATGCCGGGCTACCAATTATTGTTACCAAACCGTGGTTATCCGCTTAGTGCCTGTCTTGTTCCCGCACAGCAGCAGCGTCTGCGGCTGCTCATGGTCGCTCTCGCTGCTGGGCAGCAGCATCTTCCGGGCTGCGTAGCCTCCGTACTGCTGCCATGCAGTACAGCTAACCACTACCAGCTGCTTGGTACGGATAACATTGTTGTTACTGTCCACCACGATCTTTTTGGGCTTACTGATGGTGCCTTTGTGGGTATGGCCAACAATCAGAGCGTCAATGCCCTCTATGGTGTAGCCGAAGCGCTCATTGCGGTTGACCGTTGCACCGGTGTAAATGCCGCCGCCGGAGCCATGGGTAACAGCCATCGTATAGCTGGTGATAGGGATATCTCTTGTTACCCTGCGCCCAATCTCCAGTTTGAGGAATGCTATGTCCTCGGCGTAGTAGTCCTCCATGTCCAGCTTGCACATGATATCGCCCATAATGTCTTGGTCGGTGTCCCTGGCTGTCCTCGCTTCGTGGTTACCGGATACCGCGCAGAGTATCTTATCCTTGATGGGCGTTAGCATTTCCACCATCATCTTTTTCTGCTCCCGCGGGCGGATATAATCCTCAAAGGGGCTTCCCACCGCGTTCCGGGTATTG